TGGCAGTGTTGTTGTTCATAAAATGAATAAGTAGGGGGGTAAGTGGTACTCAACACTTACAAAGGACTTTCTAACTATGAGTACTGGTACATTAAAGGGACTAGCAATACTTTCAAACGCTTATGATTAAAGCAGTGAGAAACTCAAACCGCAAATCATGAAGCGTATTCATAACTACACTAGAGCATGGATCCAACAGTGCCGATCATCGGGAGAATGGTTTTTGCATTCTTAGAGATGAATCGTGCAGTGTCTCCCACGCCTTTCTTAATCCCACCGAGAAAATCTGACAACCACTTTGCGTGTATAGCATTAGGCATCGCATGTGGCTGTCCAAAGAGCGCCTGGGCTGACGCATCCATCATGGCCTGTGAGCCCATAAAGGCAGAGGTCTCAAACAACAGGCTGTTGGTGACAAACTCGTAGCAAGTAACCACCTCCAAACGGATGGTGGGGGCAACGTAGACGTCACCAGCAAATGGCCCGGGCAATGACTGTCCGGAGACAATGATGGCAGGGTAATCATGTTCAGAGGTAGCGGAAGGCTTAACCATCTGGACGTCATCATAATCTTCAGGAGCCCACCACACATAAGCACCATCACGGATGGGCCCATTATAGGAGGTGGGCTGTTTACTCAGAGCTTCCCAATACTCGAAACAACCAAGGGGTGACGTGTTGTTGGCCAAAACAAAATAGTTTGACTCAAGGGTGCCACCAGGAACATAGGCAGCAGCAATATTACCACCATCCTGAAGGGTTGTACCAATATAGGAAGCGAGGACGGACATAGAGACAGGTCGGATTTGGGTCACAAGCCCAAAATCAGCGGGAGAACCCCCAGCGGCAGCCAGTGTCGTTGATATCGACACCCACAAGTTAGTGCTAGGAACGGACTGGGTTATGCTAAAGAACTCATTGTAGGCCTCAACGATGTAAACGTACGTAAGAGCAACGTTAAACGAACCGTTGACGCCTGACATGAGCTGCAAATTGTTGGCAACCGAAGCCGTAACACTTAATGTGTTGGGAGCCGCACCCTGCGTGAGAACACTAAGGTAATAGGTTCCTGGGGATAAAAACCAGTCACCAGCAGCATTGATATCAAATCCAATGTTCAGGGAGTAACTGGGATCAACCACGTAGGAAGCCACGCCATTAAATGGTGTCAATGATGCAGGGGTGAGGGCTGCACCCGTTAAAAATCCGGGGATATTCTGGGTGAGGGTTGGAAAGAAAGGATCAACGCGTAAATCGGTTCCACCAGAGATCTTAATAAAATTGCCCTCGTTAGTAAAATCTACTGGCCAAGGGACAGTATTTGAGACCAGCGCAACTTTCCAATCCTTAAGGAGACCACTGCCAGAGCTACCAAGAATTGGTTGAACCGAGACAGCGAACCTACCAGAATTGAGAGTTGCATCAATGCGAGGCGCAATATCATACGTGATGATGGAACGGACAAGGGCGGTGGGACGAGCAAAAGAGTCAGGAACGCGGGTCATAACATTCTTCGGGCATATCAACGTCTCGAGGTAATTCAATACCACGGGGTTAGTATCATTAGCTTGAAGGAAGCTTAAAATCCTGTCCTGCTCATTACGTGGGATAGTCAATCTACGAACTCCAGCGACGTCAGAAGAGGGGTGGGAGAGGGGCATGGCAAGCTCGCCATCCTCCAATAACCCACCCTTCACATTCTTACGCCGCTGCCGGGGCGCACGTGTCTTTTTCTTGGTCTTGACAGTGGCGTTCTTGGCAGTGTTGTTGTTCATAAAATGAATAAGTAGTAGTGCCAGCCCCGCGGGTCTGGCACTGGTTACGTGACGTCGCCATCCTGTTGGATGGCAACATTACGACGAATCTCTTCTTGATATCCCGGCTGTAAATGAACAATATCGCCAACAATGGCCGACATCTCAACAGGAACCGGGATATCTATCGCATCAACATCGGTTTCCAACTCCTCCCAATTCAACACGCGTTCTGACACCTCAATAATATCCATAACAGACATATTGAGACGTTTCGCCATTGAACCGAGGTAGAAGAAGGGTTCCTCATGTTGAGGCCACGCTCCATGGGTGTAACTATACTTAAGGTCGGAGGGCAACTCACGACCATCATCACCACAGAGGCGCAGCACCATACGACACCAATCACCTATAATGGGCGTATTGGCATCGGTGACCAAATAACCACGGGCGCGGTGGATTGCAGCAAGACGAGCATCTATGACGAGGGAAGAACAAGTCAGATGCAATTTCGTCAAGGTGCGTACGGGATCTTGATAGCTGTAAGGGTATAAATGTGGTTGGGGATAAACGCGCCCAAGGAAACTCACATCATCACCAGCAACATGTTGTTGGGTCTTGCATTTAAGCACTAGACCAAGATCACCAGCAACACGCTCAAGGGCTTTCCCAGAAACAAGGGTTAGACCATCATCACCGTAAACTAAGCCGATGCATTTGTAAGCATCAATAGGCCGCAAACGGGCCATCCTAGCCGCACAATATGGCACAAACGCATTAATTAGCGAATTACCATCCGTAGTCAGGGGCGAGCCACTTAGACGTGAGTTGCAAGGAGAATAAAACAAACCATGCTTTGTAACTCCTTTAGGACAATCCTCAGCGTCTAACAAATTCATCAACTCCTCATGATAAGGGGTTGACACCCAGCGCAAGTAACAAGAGCGCTCAACCTCCACACGAAGAAACCGGGAAATTGTGCCGTCGTATTTAGAGTAATCAGTCTCAATGACATAATTAGACGAACGACAAAGGTCAACAACATTTTGTGAAATGTCACCGGGATCTTGACACGGCTGATACCATTGCGTGTCAACAAGGCAAGCTTGCTTAAAAGCATACGTAAAGCAGCTCAGTCTTGTGGTGTGGTCAGTAGGAACAGTAGAAATGTTCCGAGGCGCTCCCACTTTCGTGTACACCTCTTTCTTCTGGAATGACTTAACAAGCATCACTGCAGAAAATAGCCATGCACGAACAGCTTCAAATCGGTTCTTTTGCAACGGAGCAGATTGCTCATCACAAACCTCCTCAATAGACCAAGGGACACCGACACCTGCTATAGGAACAACAGACTCAGCAAATTCGCGAGCCCACTTGTGGTAGACGTTCTTAGGCTCAGTTTTATTACGAACTGAGAGAACACGTTTATCCAAACAGACAGCGTCATTTGCGGGGCCTTCAGCAGGCGCAGCAGCGTCAACCAATGTAACACGGGGCCCAATCCGACGACAATATGTCTTCGGGTCAAGATAAGGATCGTTGTCAAGACCATAGTAATGGTCAACACGCTGTCCAACCTTGACAAACGGTGCAGAGCTCAGACAAGGGCCATGTTTTGCACTACGCCAAAGCTTAAAAATTAAACTGGCATAAACAGAAGCCTGGTAAGGAGTATAACTCCTAGTACCATTGTCAAGCAACAAAAACCGCTGGACCTCACCAATGTTAGGATTCTTGGAGTTCTCCAAGCGCACCTTAATGGAATCAAACAATTCCTCTTGTAAAGACGCGCTGGAGTAAGAGCCGGGCTCAGATAATGACATGAGCCTTTTTCCATCACAAAAACTAGTGACCACATTAACATCACCACGAGTAAATACTCGCCGACGCAAGGGTTCATTCGGAATGAGCCAAGAGATGTACCATGGTACAAAGACACGCGGCGTGAGTAACACTATCCTACGCGTCTTGTCCAATTCAAATCTCCGTTGCTCAACCTCGTATACCCACATACCAGCGAGTGACTTGACAGAGACGATGTCCCTATCATAGTCCCAACAATGATGCACGTAACCACCAGAAGGACCACCGTTGACCTTAAGATTAACGATGTCATTTGTGATTGAAAAACAACACTCAGACTCGTGGCCATTAATTGGAATGACGCCACCAGCTGAGTCAGGAACGAAAGTGTAAAGAACTACTGGACGACCAAGGGAAAGAATGTTTGGCATATCGTAATAATAATCAGCGTCAATACACTTGATCACATCACGATCGCCAACAGCATCATTCTGGTAGGGCAACAACATATCTTTTAAGAAGTAGTAAAATCGTTCACCATGCCCAACATCACGAGAGGATGTTGACAAATTGTAAACGGTAAGACCATTCTTGGCAATGTACTGATCAATGCCAACCTCAGCCACGCTTCTGAGAGCAGCTGAGTAGGGATGTGTATGATGACCACCAGCCTTGGGAATAGGCTCAGGGACCTTAAGGTCACGCAAAGTTGTCTTAGGCAGAACCAACTTGCGGAGCGAAAAGAAAGATAAGAGATTAGAGTACCAAGCGTCGAGCTTCCGCGAGGCACGTAGCATTTTAACGGTTAATGCAAAACCGGTACCAGTCAAAACAAATAGTAAAGTAAATCCAAGCAGACGAAGGAGACCGGCTCCACGTCCCCAGCTGGCACGCCTCAAGCAGTTGACCAACTGACATAATGCTTTAAATGCAGACTTGGGTGCTAGTTCACCACAAGCAACATTAAAGTGATT